CTTGTTGCTATCAAGGACTAGGAATTTGCCGGCGGTAATCTGGTTGCTGACAATGGTGTTCAGCCCGCTTATAGTCCCGTCAAATGCGGGATACTGCAGTATAGCGTTATTCAGCCCAGCCTTGGCAATTTTTAGGTTTACAAGGTCGGTAGGGTTAATCACGATGGCATTAGGATAGCCGTTATTGCTCTGGGATAGCCCTATGGCAACTTCGATAACGTCCTTTTCATTAGGCATGTAGGTTTGCTTGCCTCCAGCAGCCCAAGGCGTGGCGATGGTGGCAAGCCCATCAAATTCTTCCGGATGGGTTGATTCGTTTCCCGAAATCATTGCGGCATCCATCTTGATGGCAACCCTATTCATCAGCAGGTTTTGCAGTTGCATGATAAAGTTGTCGATGTCGTCCAGCATGTTTTTGCTGAATTTTGCGTATGCCGAGACATCCTTTATCTTGAAGTTCTTCTCCCTCCACGACCAACTCATAAGTGCGCTTGAGTTGGATTCATCGTGAAATACAGGAGCTCCCTGCTCATTGTAGAGCTCGGTAATTGATACGCTGTTGCCGGTCGCCGGGATTTCCTGAATCAAACCGGAAGCCCAAAGCCCATTCCCAGCAGGAGCGAAAAAGTCAGGTAGTTTAATTTTTCTGGGAACATCTCCCGTTACCGACGTGCCGATGGTCATAGTGGCTGCTGCTTTCTGACGTATATCTCCGCCTACTTCAAAGTTGACGGTTCTACCGGCTTTCATGTCGTCAAAGCTAGACATCATCTTTTCACGTAGCTGCTCGCCAAATGATTTCGTTTCGTTCACGAGTGGTTTGGTTGTTTTGAGTTCTTTTAGGTCGAGTAGTACCCCATCGAGCTGCTTTTGCAGCTCTACCAAGTTAGTACCACCTATCTTTTCGTTCAGCTGCTTTTGCAGCTCGTTAAACTTGACTTCCACCTCAGATATGGGGGCAAGCCCCTTTTTCCCATCCGCCACGATGGTCTCCACTTCATTGAATAGCATGGTGGCGAACTTCTCGGTAGCCTCGTCAAGCTTCAACTCTTTTAATTTCTCAACATTCATGTTTAAAATAGTTTGGTTAGTTCAACAAAGTTAACCCCGCTCCTCTTTTCCTCTTTTGGCGTAATGGGTGGCTCGATTGGTTTAGTGCCGGCAAATGCCGACGGCTTTAACCCCTCAAGTATCCATTTCAGCTGCTCTTTAAGAATGAGAAGCTGGTAGTTCAAATTTTCGTAGGTTTCGTCGGAGTAGCTGGTCCTGCCCGTTAAGGCCTTTAGCATTAGCCCGATTCTATCCTCTATGTCCTTCTTTATCATTTCGGCCTGCTCGATGGACTTTATAGTCCTCGCATACATGTTAGCCCCCCACTTATCCAGTGAAGAACCCTCCCAGAGCCGCACCTCCTTTAGAACCCTTATGTCCTTTCCATCAATCCTTTGAATTTCCACCTTGTCGGCTATTTCGTTATAGCCTACAGAGTGTTCGGTTATTATACCGTCGGCATACATGGCCAGCACGTCATTACCCAGCGTGTGCGAGCCTACCTTGCTGATAAAATGCAGGCCGTATGAATCCTCTTCGAGTAGCTGCAACACGCCGGTAGTGCTTTGGTGGTTGAAAAGGTGCTTAATTCGGTTAGTCCCATTAATCCCGTTCTCGATTATGGACTTTGTAAAAGCCCCAGGAACGACCATTTCACCGTCGGAATCCACAACGTTGAATGCGCTAAAATAGCCCTCTACTAGCCTTTTTTTAACGTCCAGCTCTTTTAAGCTTAAATTGCAGCTTTTAAACCTTACGCTTTCCATAATGACAAATTTAGCGTGTAAATACTACAAATTCAATCCCTGTTGATAACTATTCTGCTTCCTCCTGTAAACCAGCGTGCATCGGCAGTTTATGATGTTGCCCCCACTACCGTTGGTGTCGCCAGGGTGCTGCATATTTTCGTATTCACCCGTAAATACCTCCCCGTCGAATATCGGAACGCTGAACATGGCGTTTAAATCAACAAATACGTCGTTCATTTTTTTGTGGCTATTCCTAACATTTTCCCTTCTGGCAGTTAACCAGCCTTTTTCGAGGCTTAAACCGGTTTGCATCGCTCCGTTTAACGAGCCGGCGTTGCTGGCCCCGAGCGTTTCTGTTCTTGCGATACGGATTGAGCGGTAACCATTTTCAAAGTTGAGGCTGCTGCTGATACTAGCCGCTATCTTATCGATAGACTTACCATCCTCAAGCCCTAGCATTACTTCCCTCCTTACTATTTCCCTAAACCTTTTATCCGTCGTTCCGGTTATCCATTTAATTTTTTTGCCGCAATTCTGCACTACATAGTCCCGCATTCGTGCCATATAAAGCTTATCCTCATCGCTTAGCGACTTTTTGCTTCCCCTTATAGCCTTTATGGTGTTGTTCATGTAGTATGAGCCTATCTTGGTGTAGGCAAGCATGATGGCATCTTCAACAGGCTTGTCGTCAAGATGAACATTAATGCTAAGCAGCTCATTGGTGCTGCCAGCCCTTTTAACTTCGGCGACTAAAGGAGATAGTTGTACCTTTAACGCCCTTCTAAATACAGGGATAAACGAATTTACGTAGTAGTTATAACGGCTGTCGCTCATTACATTTCATCTACATTATCGTTCATATCCGGATTTAAAGGCTCTGAACTAAACTGGCTGGCGGGCATTACGCCCATTGGGATTAGCACCTCGTTAAGGATAGGTAGGTCTATTTCATTCAGGAATGATTTCGTGCGCTTTTCGTTTATTGTTAGCCATCCCATTGTGTTAAGCGTTGTAGCTAGTTTGTCTAGGTCATCCTGTAGCTCGATGAATGCCTGCAAATCGTAGTCAACGAAGCCTTTATCACCTTCCGGCAAAAAGAACCGGTTAAACCCGCTCTTCAGCTTCTCCATCATCGGCAGCGAGGCATCTGTTACAAGGGCTTTCCTAGCCTCCTTCATGTTGTTGTACGTAGTTGCTTCCGTGTCTCCCATAAGCATAGAGGGAACTTGATATATACGACAAAGGTCTCGCAAATTCATTTTTTGACCCTCGATTATCTGCATGTCAACAGGAGAAAGCCCGATGGGTATCCATTTCAACGCCTTGCCAACAACCATTGCATCGCCAAAATTCTCGGGGGCTTGTTTTTCCCTCCATTTATCCACCACCTTTTGAGCTTGTTCTTCAGTCATCGCCTCGTTGCCTTCCGGTGTTAGCAACCCTTTCGCTCCAGAATTTCGGTAACTATTTATTTGGGCCGAAATAGCCGAATTTGACAGGTTAATTAAATCAGCAGCCGCCATGATAGGGCTTAGCCCATATAGCCAGCTACCCTGATAGTTAAAGTTCGGGTTAAAGGTCTTAACGTGCATCATGTTCTCCGGAGGGATGACGCCGGACGGGTCGAAGCCGTCAAATATGTAGCCGCCAACAGGGTTCAGGTAGTTATTGAATTTAATTGTTACCAAGTTCGCCGGGGCTGTATGCAAGGAAATCAAAGCCCCCTGCGAGCCATTACGCCGTATGCCATACAGGTAGGCGTTTCCAGTAATCTCGTAATACATAATCAGCTGCTGAATGATGTCGTCGAACGTCTCATTTCTGTTTGGCTTGTCAATCAGCATGTTAATGTCGCTGGTGTAGTCAGGTTCAAACTGCGTTTGCTTAATATAAATAGCGTCGTCAATAGCCTTGTTTATAATAGCCCTGTTATATCGGGCTTTCGAGCCTGTTCTTTTTTCAACGTAGTAAGTCCAGGGCACTCCGGCGCATGAGGCGGCTATCCTATTTACGATAGAGTAAACTATATGGTTATAAAGATAGCCTTTGTCTATTGTGTCGCTAAGGCTGGCAATCTTTTGCAGCGGCATTCCGCTAGCCACCATGCTCAGCAGCGTGCGGAACATTTGGTTTGCCTCTTCTACGTTTACATTTGTTGCGGGTCTGGCAGCTTTAGTCTTTTCTATATTCAATCCAAATATTTTCATACGGCGTAAAATTTATGACGTGATTGGTGCTTTACATACATGAAGCCATAGCGGGCGGCATCTATGGCATGGTTGAACTTGTCAATAGCTAATTTTCCACGCTCGTCCAGCCAGACGTAAGTCTTTAGCTCGTTCATTAGATTAGCCGAGTTTTCGGAAACGATAATCATGTAGTCCTGCATCGTAAGCAGCCCAGTGCTTATAACGCCCGAACCATCTGCGGATACAGCCGGCACAATGTTGTTTCCGAGTGCCTTTAATTCGTCGATTAGTCGGGGGTTGCTTCTATCTGCCACTATTAGTCTATTCCCTGCATATTGACGGTTTAATTCAAAAAGGCTATTGGTTGTAAGCCCGTTCTTGTAAAAGCATTCGTCTAAATAAATTATTTTTTTCCCCTCGTCAACCGCTATCTTTACTAGTGTTGAAGGGTCGCTGGCATATCCAAAGTCTTGCCCGAAAATAACATCTAAGCTGCTGTCAAATTCTCCGATGTCCCAGTTATCAAATACCACACCCTCCAGCTTGCCTACCTCCCCGTCAACAAACACCCTTTTGAAGTTGGCGTTGCGCTTGCCAGCCTCCAGCAACTCGTGCACAATAGCCTCCTCCAGGTAGGGATTATCCTTGTATGTACTATGTATGTAATACGCTTCAGGTCTTAACAGGTAATCCGTATGCACGTAGAATTGAGATGTAGGGTTGAAATCGAAGAATATCGTTCCCCTCGTCCTGATTATCAGCTGCCTTGCCCGCTCCTCATCGATGTGGTTCGCCTCGTTTATGAACAGGATGTCCCTCGATGCCCCGTAAACCTTCTCGGGCTGGTCAACCGAGTAAAACTCGATAAGCGAGCTACCGATAGAGTAGGTTAGAGATGTTTTATTCCAGCTGCTATCGCTGTATAACCCTGAACG